GATAACGTACCCCCTACAATTCGGTTTGCTGAGTTTGTGTAGTAAGTTAATTGACTTGATGCGTCTGTAAAAAGTGTTGGATACAACCCTTCTGTACCTAAAGGTCTGTAATCCATCAGAATTCTTGAAGCTACAGCGCCAGTATTAAAATATATCCAGAACTCGATTGTGAAATCACCAGAGCCAAGTGGAACAACAGCGGATGATCCTTTCACGCTTAAGTAAGTTCCATTAGTTCCATCAAAAGACATACTCGACCCGCCGAACTGACTCTGCGCCGTGCTTATCTGCGCGTTGCCTACAGTCTCAAGGTCGTTCTTTGCTGTAGCGTCTGTGATGCCAGCGTTGGTGAAGTTGAGAAGAAGCGAAGTGTTGGTAATGGCTGTCGGTGGCGCGGTTGGTACAGTGATGCTTGAATATCCGGTTCCTTTCAAAATTCTTGCGCCAGCAATGTAACCAGTCATTGTATTGGTTCCGTTTCCGGTGTACCCAAATACCCAACTCGTCGTTGCGTAATTTACGCTTGCAGTCCAAGATAAGGCAGACACACCATTTAAAAATACGTTTACTGAAGAACCAACACGGGTAAACGCTATGTGATGCCAAGTGTTAGAACTAACTGGTGTTGACGATGCTCTTGTTGCCCCATCCCACGCCTCAAGATTTCCAGAAGCGTTGCGCTGCACGTTGCAGTTATCAGATGCGTTTTGCCAAATGCCAACAAGAGAGCTTGCGGTAGTGATGTAAACCCATGCCTCTACAGTAAAGTCGCTAGTTCCAAATCCGAATGCGGCGTTACTAGGCGTTGTTAAGTAATCCCCCGTTCCATCAAAGTACCCACTACCACCTACTGTAGCCGCGCTATACGCAGCAGTAGGCGCGAACGGGCTGAAGGCTTGGACGGATGAATTACCAAACGGCGTTAGCGTTGAAGACGTTGATCCGTTATTGATAAACCTGTTGCTTTGAAAAAGCAAAAGTCGCGTATCAGAATCGTTCGTAAATGGTGTGGTTGGAACACTAATTGTTCGAGCAATGGTAGAAACGCGCAGGTTAGATAAATAAGCGTTGGGTGTAAAGCTACCGTTCGCCGCCCCAACAGAAAAGTTTACTGTACCGGTTCTGTTTGTGAGAGTTGTCGTGCCAGTTTGACCTGCTGTTGCGCTATTCACATAAATCGTAATTGCATTTGATGAAACACTAATTGCAAAATAATTCCATTGATTTAAATTTAGTGTTCCTGTGCTTGTACAAGTTTTGGATGCTCCGTCAAACCAATACAATTGGGCAGCGCCGCCTGTTGTTACATTTACCGAAATGTAGTTAAGCCCACCCACAGCCGCTTGCATATCGCCAATGACATAAATGGTATTTGCAAATGTGGTTGGGTATATCCAACCATCTATCGTAAACGTAGAAACAGATGCCCCGCCCAACATGGTTACACTGCCATCTACATAATCAGCAACGCCGTCAAGAAAAACACTCCACCCCGTCTGACTAAACGGCGTGAACGTACCCTGCGTTGGAGCGTTAGGGCCGGTAGACGGGTTGCGGGTGATGCTAAAGTTGTTGCTCGACGAATCTAAAAACGTGTTGTTGTGTGCGCCGTTCGTGCCATCTCCGGGCAGCAGCAGCGTGACTAAATTAAAGTAGGCATCACTTACTGCGCTACTAACAGCGCTATAAGCTGCCAATAAGCCTTGTACGATGCCTGTCATGACAAACCTACCCCGGAAATGATCCAAGAAGTGTTAGCAATCTTCACGCAAGTTGCTACGCCATTGGCTACCAAAGTGCGTGAAGCAGTATTGGATGTGTTCGCTAACGTCATCGTGTCTGTTGTCATAGCAATTGTGACATTATTGGCAGAGCCGTTGATGATGGTAACTGCGGTGCCAACCGTAAACGATACGTTGGAGTTTGCAGGAAAGGTATAAGTTGCTGCGGCCTGCCCAACAGGATGGTAGATGTGCTTGCCAGCATCGCCCAACACGACGTTGTAGTTACCATTTTGGCTATTCTGTGGCAATCCCATAAAACCAACGACGTTGACACTATCGGATACAGCATTAGCAACGGAAGTGTTGGAAATACTTGAGTTTGCAATGTTGCAAGTGACGTTACCGCTGCTAATGGTTACGTTAGTAAGTGTCAAGTTTCCGACACTCGTTACCGTCGAACCAAGTGTTATTGTCGTGTTGCCGACAATGACATTGCTATTGGCTAAGTAGTTGTTTGGGAACGCGCTGGCTGTGCTGCTGATGGTCACATTTGCCATCGTCATGTTATTCAGCGTGGTTACTGTATTGCCAAGCTGAATAGCCGTATTGCCAAGCGTAATTGTTGTGGCAAAGTTTGCGTCCAGTTGCGATAAAGGAATCGTAGCTGTCGCATTAGCAAATGTATTAGGTACTGGCATTTAGAACCTCGCTCTCAATTCATGTTCAAACTCAAAACCATTTATAGTGAATGGCGTCACACTTCCTGTTAATGTTATGCCAAGGTACTTGCCAAACATTTTGGCATCACTCTTATATAAATAGTAACCAGCACCAGAGCTTGTAGCACTTCCCCATCCAACAACATTACTGGAATTGTTGCTCCAAGAGATTACTGTGCCTACATTATTCGTCCAATTGACCGCATTCGTAAAGTCAATTGCAGGCGACTGCTGATTCTCAGAATCCACATAAGCTACAAAAATAATTGGCGTATTTCCTAGCGTTGCCTCAATGCCAATTTTCAGCGCTTGCTTATCTCGAATTGGATCACCCATCGGCAGCAAGGCTGTTTCCAATTGCATATCTACTGGATTGGCGGCATCTTCGTAGAACTGATAAAGATTTTGCCCTGTTGTGCCATATAGGTTGATAAAGCCATCCTTGAACGCTGGCACCACATAAAAACAATTGTTCAGTTGGTTAGTAAAAAACCACTTACGCTCAAAGAACGCCGCCTGTATCCAACGCTCCGTACCGCCATCGTTGTACTTAAAGTTAAAAACAGCGCTTAGAATGTTATTGATTAGGCACTGACCAGCCGTAATCTCTTGATTAAAGTTAATCAGCGGAAACACACCGTCCAGCGGATCACTGATCTTGGTGGTAGTCGCGCCGACCAGCGCATAAATGCCATACTCGTTCATAAACAACACAGAACGGAAGTACGGAAAGATAGCGTGTTTTAACGCTGAACCTACCGACGCAGATACGTTAGTGTTTGTAAAAAGAGAAACGCCTGTTGTGGCATCTACTCGCACATCGGAGAAGACGTTAATGCTGTCTTCGCCAAAAATGTACAGAAAGTTGTTAGCAGACAGAATACGGGTAATCGTAGTGCGCAGGGTTGAATCAGATATCGTAATAAACCCGGCGCTTAGATTGATGAAGTCGTTATAGGTATCTGCTGCCGTATAAAACACGGTACGGTCTTGAGCAATCCAAGTGCGGCCTGAAAACGTCGCAATGTCTGCACCACTCTGGTTAAGAATAGTGCAAGTTACGTTGGCATTTGTGCCAGCACCTGAAATCGTTACCGTCGGCGGTGAGGTATAACCTGTGCCGGGTTGCGTCACAATTACTTCAGATACCGCATTGGCAACTACCGTCACTCGACCGGTTGCCTGAACGCCACTTGCCTCATTGGGTGTGCTAAACGTCACCGTCGTGTTAGACGTTAAATAACCACTACCCCTGTTATTGATAGTGACGGTGTTGACGCTACCAATAGAGGTTAGATTAGCGCCATCCCAAGTCTTGTAACCTTTGACCGGATCAATAATCAACGCACGTTCATTGCGCCACTGCGTAATCATCACATTGCTGTTTGAGAACGTGTTGGCGGCTGCAATGTTGCCTCGAACGCCGGTCGTAATGTTGACGTACTGCGCTGAACCGTCATTCTGGAACGCCATGACGTATTCATTATTGTTGATATTGACCGATCCCATGAAGGTTACGTTGGCAGCAAATGCAACATTCGCAAGTTGCTGGTTGCCGGGAACGATCTTCAGGTTGCCATAGCCAACCGGCTGGATGTTTTCTAACCAGCTAAACTCACCGTCGGTAATAACAGTGCGGTTGTTCTTGGTGTTTACGCCTTTGAAGTCCTTAACTACGGCATAACTTTTCTTTTGCTCTGCCGCAGCCATGTTAATACCCCGCTGTGTAAGGTGTAGGCAATCTGCGGGTAAAGGTCGTATTCAGGGCTTCCATCACATGCTTGCTGTACTCTTGCTTGAATATCTCTGCCTCACCATAGGATTGCTCTTGGTATTTGGCAATGTAAGCAGCGTAAAACGGTACAGCCTCTGTGAATGGCGTTGGTAATGTTTCTACATCAGAACCGTTGACCATAGGATCAACCAACACTACCGTGTCAATCTCCATTTCGTAGGCTTGATCAGGCTTTGGGCCAATAAAAATCTTCTTAGGCCCGTACATGGAGAACCCTACCGGGCGTCCATTGTAGTTTTGCCAGTAACGCAACTGTGCGTTGAAGTCTGTCCAAGGCAGGTAATACAGCGGAATGCGCGAGTTCCCCCAATAGAGGATCACATTCAGCACATCAACGGTATTGTTGCCTTCAGGTAAGTCTGCAAAGTCGATAGTTTCGACGTTATACGGCGCGGTGTGATTCTGCAAAACACGATTGCACCCTGTGTCTCGGACAAGGGTGTTGCGCCCATCGTTTATGTAGTCCGTTAATTCTGCATTCGTCCAGAAATTAGCATTAACGTCATGTAATAAACGCCGGGTCTGAGTAATGTAGCCAGACAGCGTATCTGCCATGATTAAGCATTAAAGTTTGCAACTTTCGCCGCACCCTTTGCTTTAGGCATTGGGGCGGCTACTCGTTCCACCACTGGGGCTGACAAGTGGACGGTTTTAGAAGACTCTTTAGAAAATGAAAACTCAGCCAGCTTTTGCATTGCTGCATCAAACTGGTTACTCATCTTCATCCATCCAAGCCTAACTAGATACGGCTCTTTATCATCATCGCCATAACCAAAGATATGCTTTGCTGCAATTTCTGGAATCTCGACTTCTTTCCCCGGCTCAAAGTGGTACACCGTACCATCCAAGCCATCGGAAAACTTATCAGAACCATTATTGCGAACAAAGATCGTGGTCATAGCGAGACAATATCTCCATAAAGGGCAACATCGCAAGTAACTGCGGCGTTGACCGAACAGTTGACATACAGCACTCGGGCAGTTTGAACGTCAGTGTTTGCAGCAGAAGCCAATGTCAAGTCATCAAACTTAGTTGTGCCAGTTGCGGCGTTCAAAGCTTGATCGGCTGCAATGGCAGTGCCTCCACCGCTTGCGGCGGTGAAGACACCCACATTGGCACCACTTGCATTACCACTGAAGTTAGACAGAACTATCCGACGCACAATGTACTTCGTTGCGGCTTGCGCAACCAGAGTCGTGATATCGCCGGTAGCAGCTAGGCTTACGCCTGTCTGCTCTGCCAAACGATAGTTGCCAAACGAATCTGGATACGAACGGCCTACTGCATTTGCGTCCATAGCTCCCCCTTATGCGTAGGTTTCGCCAGCAGCTTG